ATATGAATCGGGTTATTGCTCTGCTAGATACTATAAAGATATAAGAGTCCATATTAAAAATAATGGATTAAGTAACATTTATACTATTGATAATAACGATATTCCACCCGTTCAGTTCTATCAATTTTAGCAAGCAAAAATGTTCATTGATAAGTTTTTAAGCAAAAAGATTTAGGAGAGAATAATGGAGAGAGTAAACAAACACACCAGAGCAGGGCAAAGGGGAAAAATAATCCAATGCCCTAAATGTAATTATCAATCAGTGTCTTATCATTTCGCTTGGGGTGGTAGTGGTTGCGTTGGTTGTGATGAAATGATTGATAAATATGATTATCTAATTCCAGAACTTACACAACAACAAGATTCTAAGGTTCGCAACGAACAATATATAGATAACTCAATTCGGCATACATGCTACGAATTAAACAAAGACTTAATGGACAATATGGATAATTACTGGAAGGAATGGAATAAGTCGTATAAGAAATTAAAAAAGAAAATTAAAACTTATGATGATTTTGAAAAATTCTATGAATGCCAATTTGTGTATTGGAAAGAAGAATGAAAAAAATGGCTTATAGATCGAAAAGAAAATACCCACAGCTCCATAATTATTTATGGATGTTGTTTTTTTGTATTGCGTATTTATTGATGATTAGTTTGTTCTATTTTCAATTTTAAAATGCGCTACATAAAACCCTTTATTACGGGAGAAGGAATTAGACGGATTCCCGTTCACAGTATTTTGAGTTATGGCTATGAGAACGGCTATACCGCAATTTACACCACGTTAAAAAAAGAGCCGTTTCTGGCCTGTGCAAGTGCCAATGAAATAGGCGAAGAAATGTATGGAGAGAAAAATGGTAGGTAAAAAATCATGGTTCACGGGAGCTACTGCTTCCACCATTCCAGGTATTGCAGGTCTGGTACCTTATGAAAATATGAGCAGGGCAAATATCCTGAGTAGAGCTATAAGGGCTAAAAACGGCATAGATGTCAGTAAAGAGTTTAACCCTAATCCTGCTCAGAAGTTGGCGATGGAATGTGGAGACTTATTTGAAAACGTCATTTTAGAGAGATGTGTGTCGAAATTAAGGTTGGTTATGCCCGACTTGGAAGTGGATTTTGCCATAGAACACGCTGACATTCCCTTACAGGGTTCGATGGATGGATTCGCTTTTGCAGGTGAAAAATTGCGTATCGAACACGATCCCGATAATGGCATTTATGTCATGGGATCAAATCTAGCTGAAATGTCTGGTGAAGTAGTGCTGGAATGTAAAGTCACTAGGGATTACCCCGAAGAGGAACCCAAGCTGTTTCGTGGGCCTATGCAGCTACAAGCCTTAATGGACATTAGAAGGGCTAAATGGGGTGTTCTGTGTGTACTGTATCAGTCCACCACCCTCAGAATGTTTATTTATCATCGTGACGAAGGGATGGTTAAAAAAATTCGTAAATTAACATTGGAATTTAATTATCGGGTTCAGAATGAAGAACCCTATCCACCCGTTAATCCAGAAGAAGCCTTAATTCTTTGGCAGCAAGCAGAAGTTGATACTGAACCCGTTGAGTTACCCGAAGAAGCCGAAGATCAAATTGAATTGATCGAACTGGCTACTGAATCCATTAAGAAATGGACAGACAGAAAAAAGCAAGCACTGGCAAAAATAATGGCGATGTTGGAAGAAAAGTCCTACGGCGAATATTGGACTGAAAGGCAAGGCGAGAAAGTCTGTTATGAAGTTAGATGGCCTACTCGACATTATAAAGCCCAATCAGAAAAAGTGATCCCCGCTAAAGCGGCTTACGATCAGCGTTTAAAAACTTTAATTATCAAGGAAAAAGTTTATGAAGATAATCAATAAATTACCAAAACGATCTAAATACGCTAAATATCTTGCAGCCTTAGAACCAGGTAAGGCAATCGTTGATTTGAATTACAAAACCGCAGAAGGTTTGCGTCAAGCCTTATATAAAAAAGAATACAGGGCCACTATGATAAAACAGGAAAATGGTCTTTATACAGTGGGTATGATGTTTCGGCGAAAAAAGTACGAAATCATATAATAAAGAAATGGGGCAACGGATATTTATAGGGTTTTTATTTATTTCTTGGAGAGAAACTAGTTGCCCCAAATTTCTTGATTATATTATCTTATTATGGGTCATTCTTCAATCGGCTTTAACAAAGGAGCGTTGTGCAATTCTCCCAATGCTTGTTGTAATGAATCAAATTCTTCTACTTTTTGAGGGGCAGTTTCAAAAGTATAGTAGCGTTTATTACCCGTATTGGCTTTAAATAAACAGACCTTTTCTGGATAAAACACCAACGCAAAAATGTCGCTTCTGGATTTGTAATACAGCTCTGAACGCTGCGGCCTGTTGGTATGAAAGCGATAGCGTAAACCACTGGCTGTTTTTGTTTTATTAACTGTTTTTACCTGTATTTTATAAAGCCTGTTGTTATGATCCAAAATTAAATCATACGGGGTAGTATGACTCGCTTGCAGTACAAAATCACACCACTCTAAAAGAACTGTCTGCACATACGATTCGCCTAGTGAACCCAGGCGAGAATTGTGATTATTTATTTTATTAGTATTTTTGGCTGCCATGATTCCTTTCCAGCATTCTCTAATAAATGAGCATTATAAATAGCTCGATTCCCTACTTGTTTGGCATATCTACTGTCTAATATTTCTTTACTGGCCTTGTTCCATTTTTTCTTTTCTATGGCTTTTAACATTTTTTTAAAACTTAGTAAGGTGGGAAGGCCTAAATTAAAACACATATCTGCTAACACTAATTGTGCATTTACAGGCAACCAGGGGAACCATTCAAATTTAGTTTCCAGTTCTTCAATCGTATTATTGATGTCATTGGTTAAAAGGTACATGGCTTCCTCAGTAGTAATGCCATTATCTTCAATATTCCTGCCAACGCCCAATGTTAGCTTTCCACTAGAGCATTTATACGGCCTGAGTCTCAAGCCTTCTCTAGCGATTAGGTGTGCTTTTAGAGCTTCAATCATTTATGAAACTTATCTTTTATCCACTCAATCCCATCATCAATATTTGTAAACCATTGACGATAGACGAATAAACCCAAAGCAAATCCGAGTAATATCCAAAGTAAATTTTCCATTTTTATCTCCTTGTTAAAATATTAAAATCATAAAAAATAAAAAGACTTCATTTTTCCCTTGCTACCCCTTTCATCTTTTCATACGTTCTTAAACCACCTAAACCCAACATACCCATTAGAATCGTACTGAGTTGAGCAAATTCAAACTCAGGCAAATCCACATCAACACCATTAGCGTTTAATATGAACAACAGAAAGGGTTGAACAATAAAGTGATAAGCCATTGCTATTGAACATATCCATCCAACTGAGGGCCGCCAACCCGCCACGAACATATTTTTACTTGCTGCTTCTGCTTTATTTACTTCTATTTGAGCTAAATTAGCAGCATGAAAAGCCATGTTCATTTCATGGCGTAGTTGATCTCTTAAAGTTTTATCGGGAATGAACTTCCCTAAAACTTTGTCTGCTATTCCGATTACTGATTCGGCGATGCTCATAAAGTTAATGAAACAAAGAAAAAGCTACCTAAAGACACAACTAGGAATACTAGAGAGTATCTAATTTGAGTGTTGAGGGTAATTAGTTGAGATTCAATAGATTCAAGACGGCGATAATTCTCCCGCCATCGCTGTTCGCAGGACAATTCATGTGCTGTCAGCCTTTTGTCTATAATCGCTAATTGATCCATCATTTTCTGTGGCTGGTTCATTCAATCTTTTTTGTTTTTTAACAATTTGAGGTTTTTCTATTTCTGTTTTCTCTAATAATTCCTTGAATTCTTTCTGTTTGAGTCTGAAATGATCCTGTTTTAAATGAAATTCATTGACCGAAGCCGCCAAGTTTTGTACCTGGCTTTGTATGGCTTGCATCTGTGTAGCCAAAGCATATTGTTCATCGTTTAAATCAGTTGATTTAACTTTTTCGCCTTCATCGCCAGGCACTTCGATTTCAAACTCGACTCTATCAACCATATCTCTCTCCTTTTATTTAATTGATTGTTTTGGTTTCTGATGTTGGGTTTATCTGCTCTGAAATATTATTGTCCAAATTATCTTTCAATACTTGAATCCGATCTTCGCCCATCGTATCTTCAACCCAACCTGTCGTATCTTCGTTGGTTAAATCAGCAAACGGAACAAAGTTTGATAGATCGCCCAAAGTTAAAGATTCAGTTCCATAGACACTCGCCGTATAAGGCACATCTTCTCCGTCAACCTCATGGGTTTCTGAACTGGTCGCTTGAATAGACCAGTGAACCACATAAACCACATCTTGTTCGTCCTCATATTCGGGATAAACGTCACAGGTTTTGCAGTTCCATTCATAACTATTCGCCATTTTTTTCTCCTTTTAATTATCCACAATATAAAACAACAGGAACTATATAACTGTCATCGTCATAAGTGGTTTTCTTCACAGTTGAGGTAATTTTTCCAATCGTCTTTGATCGAATAATATCATCATCCTGTACTTTAGCTGTGCCATCGCCCTTAGAAACCAATAAGTCTCCCACACTGATTGTCTCGTCTTTATGTATGCGACACCATGACGCTCCGATAGCGGCTACTAATTCTCCTGTATCTGTACCATCACTAAACCAGACTCCATAAACAGCAGATGAATCCGCAGTATCAGATATTTTACATTTAGGTAATCTTTTTTGACTAGCGTATTTGTTTTCAACTAACGTGCCAATGGTTTCCATAACAGTTCCAATATAGGGATTATCCTCAGACATTTCTGTGTAGTGAGAACCCATAAAAGCATTGT